AAAGATTCCTGATTCCGGTCGAATACGAGGCAAACCTGATCCGGCTCGTCAACGAATACGGCGTGATTCGCCGATCGGCCGAGATTGTGCCGATGGCTCGCGATGTCAAGGATACGCCACGGCGTACCAATGGCATCACGGGCTATTGGATTGGCGAGACGGGCACTCCCACCGAGACTACGCCGACCTTGGACATGGTGAAGCTCGTCGCAAAAAAGCTGGGTGCGTTGAGCTACTACAGCCGAGACGTCGACGAAGACAGTGCAATTGCTGTCGGCAATCTCATCACGCAGGAAATGGCTTTGGCCATGGCCTACAACGAAGACAACGCCGGATTCAACGGCGATGGAACTTCGACCTACGGCGGCATCGTCGGCATCAAAAACGCACTGGCTGCCGGTGCGAAATACACTGCCATCGCGGGCAATCTGGGATTCCAAAAACTGGACCTCGAAGACTTCGAGGGCATGATTGCTGATCTTCCGTCGTACGCGTTTATGAACGGCGGGCCGTCGTGGTACATCCATAGGTCGGGCTGGGCGTTGTCGATGCTTCGCTTGGCTGCGGCTGCTGGAGGCAACACAACCCGCGAGATCGCGGGCGGTGCGTCGCAAGTGCAGTTTTTGGGCTACCCGGTGGTGTTCGTGGAAGTTATGAACAACACGACCGGCGATCAGGCGTCGACGGATGGGCTTGTTTACTTTGGCAATCTTCGCCAAGGTGTCAAGTTCGGCGATCGTCGCGGGGTGACGGTTGACTTGTCGCGGGAAGTCAAGTTCCTGACGCAGCAAATTGCCATCCTCGGCACCGAGCGATTCGACATCAAAGTTCACGAGACGGGCACGGCCAGTGTGGCTGGCTCGATTGTCATGCTGTCGACTCCTGGCAGCTAGTGTTTGATTGACATTTTCGCGGCTAGCAACCGCTAGCCGCTTTTTCGCATACCAATCAAGGAACAGAAAATGAACACTGCACAGCATGACAAGTTCGTGAGCATTACGCCGCCGGCGGCGATTGTCGACAACGCCAGTTACACCACGGCAACCATTGACACGGCCGGATTCGCGTATCTCCGCGTTCTGGTCTATCTGGGCGCCACCGACATTGCCATGACGGCGCTCAAGCTGCAAGAGAGCGACGACAGCGGCATGAGCGGGGCGGCCGACATCACGGGGCTTGTGTACGGCACAAGTGCCAGCATTGCGGGCACGACTTCCGCATTGCCGACTGCCACCGACGATAACAAGTGTTTCGCGTTCGAAGTGGATTTGAGGGGCCGGAAGCGTTACATCGATTTGGTCGCCACCGCTGGCGATGGATCGACTGGAACATTCCTGGCCGCGTTCGCGTTGTTGAGCCGAGCGGGTGACGTTGGTGTCACGGCTGCGGAGCGTGGATTCGGGGCAATCCTGCGAGTCTAGTCATGCAAGGCGAACGCCGAGCTATTCGCACAACGTCACCGACTTTTGAGCCGGTGACGTTGGCGGAAGTCAAAAAGCACCTTGAGCTAGCGGACGACGACAACGCACACGATGCGCACGTGCTGCGGCTGATTCAGGCCGCACGCGAGCAAGTCGAGTATGATTGCAGCGTCGTGCTGGCGACTGGGACGCATACGCTGACGCTCGACGACTTTCCGAGCGAACCGGAAATTTACTTGCCTGTAAGGCCGGTGCAGAGCGTGACATCAATCACGTACATCGGCGACGACGGCAACACATACACATTTACGAGCGCGGATTACGTGCTCGACAACAACGAGCCGACTCCAGAAATCAAGCTGGCTTACTTGAAAGATTGGCCATCAGCCAGAGGCGAACCGAATAGCGTCACGGTGACGTTTGTGGCTGGCTACGCCTTGCAGAATGCGATCCCGCAAGCGTTCAAGCAAATGATGCTTGTCGACATCGCCAGACGATTTCAAGACCGCGAAGGACTTGAAAAGCTTACCGAAAACATGGCCTACGAACGCATGATCCTACGCTACCAACGACCGAGCTACCCGTAATGGCTGCACGACTGCCGCGAATCATTCCACAGACAACCCGTTTAGGCTCGATGCGTCAACGTGTCGATGTCAAGCGGCCGGCTACGGGCGTTGATAGTCGCGGACAGATCACGGGAGCCGATGTTAGCTTGACGATTGCTTGGCCATGTGAGATACGCACGCTAACTGGTGTCGAGCTTATCAACGCTCGCCAAACCTACCCAACGGCGTCGCATGTCGTGCGCGGCTGGTGGCGGCGTGGCGATCAGATCACGGTGAGGCATTACTTGCAGTGGGGAACGCGACGGCTGAATATTGGCCACGTCAATGACCTGGGCCAGGATAAGGGACTCATTGAGCTACTTTGCGCGGAGGCTGTCGATGCTTCAACTTAAAATCGACGTGCAAGACGTCCAGCCATTGGTTTGGAAATTCGACCAACTTAAAGGCGTCGTTCGCAGAAAAATATTGCGGCGTGCGAATGTTTCGTCTGCCAGGCCACCGCTTGCGGAAGCAAGAAAAACTTCGATGTTTGTTGATCGTTCTGGATTGCTTCGCAAGGCTCTTGGATTGTCGACCAAGACATATTCGTCAGGTATCATTGTCAGCGTGATTGGCGTCAACAGAAATATTCGTGGCATCTACAAAGGCAAAAAGCGAGTTCCAGCCGAATATGCACATCTCGTCGAGCTTGGGCACAGAATAGCCGTTAGCGCAAGGACCGGAGCTAGTATGCGCGACGTGGTTTTGCCGCGTAGGAATAGGTCGCTTATCAAGTGGTTGAAGCCTGGACAGACGAGAGCCGTAGACGCTGGATACGTCCAGGGACGGCCATTTATGGGACCAGGTTTGGTGCGGCAAACGAGCAATTCGCTCGCCAAGTTCGCCCAAACATTCCGCCGCAATGTCGAATTGGAGGCGTCCAGATAATGCCAGACGTCGCCGAACGATTGCGGACATTCCTGACGGCTGACGCTGGCATTGCTGGTGTGGTTTCGACGCGGGTACATCAGGGAATCGTGCCGGAATCATCCATCGTGCCGTTCATTTGGTTCCGCCGGGCACGCACCGACGAACCGCGTACGCTCGATGGCGGATCGCCGTCGGGCTATGAGCAGTTTTTTGACATCGAGTGTGTCAGCGAAGACCTAGACCAATGCCAAGACTTGGCGTTGGCCGTGCGCGACAAGCTCAACAACTATCGCGGCACGTTCGCGGATTCGACCGTTAAGGGGATTTTCGTCGAGGATCACAGCGACGATTACATTCCGAGAAGTGTCAGTAGTGATGACGTGGCGCATGTCGCCGCTTTGAGTGTTCAAATCATACCCTAGGAGAAGCCATGCCTACGCCAATCATCGGACTCGGAACGGTAGTTACCGTCGACTCCAAAACGATCGACCTGATTGTGAACGCCAAGCCGCCAATGCGGGACCGCGAGCTTGTCGACATCACGACGCTTGACGCGACGTTGCAAACCTACGCGCCTGGAATCGAGAAGCACTCTGAATTTACTTTCCGACTGCTTCGCGACCCGGACGACACGGACCAAACTTCGCTTGATACGCTGTTTGGATCAAAGGCCATCAAGACAATCACGATCACCTACACTGACACGACGCCAACCGTCCAGACGTTCAGCGGATTCGTGTCGAAGGTTGAACCGTCGCAGATCGAACACAATCAGCCGAACGCGTGGGACGTTACCATTCAGCGGACGTCGGCAATCACGTAACAGGAGAGCAATGGCGTGGGCTACAAACTGAAGCGGAAGCAGACGCGGTATGTCAACGAGGATCGCGAGCTCGACTTCCAGCTTGTTGAAGCCGACGGTAAGGCGGGGCTAGAAATCGCAAAGCGAATTCTCGACGCGCAGGCCGGCGGCAACGACAAGATCGAAGGGCCGGTGCTCGTTGACCTATTCGTTTACCTGCTGAGCGTGTCTATCGTCGAGCAGGATGGCCAAGGCGTAACGCGACCGCTCGACAGCGACGCAGGGCGGGCTGAGCTTGCTGGATGGCCGCTCGATGTATTAATGAGCGCCGGACAGCAGGCCATGACGCTAAATGGGGCTGGCGAACCGGCAAAAAACTAACCGAGGGCGAGAAGTGGGCGTTTCGCCTATGTCTTGCCCTTGGCTACAGCCATCCGGATAGGCTCGCTGACGAGCTTACCGCGTCGCAGGTGGACGGATGGCGGCGGTATTGGTGCGAGGAAGCCTGGGGCGACGTGAGGGCTGATATGCGTTTTGAAGCGTACGCACAGCGGCACATTCACGGCGTTGAAAACGTCTCTGGATTGTGGCCGCACTGGCCGCCAAAGGAAGATCCGCAGGAAGTGTTAGCCAAGCTGCGAAAAGCGAAGGCGGAACGAAAGGCGGCCATCTGTGGCAACTAACGTAGGCAAACTGGCTGTAGTCGTCTCCGCGAGTGCTGGAGGGCTGTACGCGGGGCTGACAAAAGCACAAGCTGCGATCAAGCAATTCGGGACGACAGCTACGCAAGTGGCTGGAGCCGCTGGCGTCGCGTTTGGCGGGCTGTCCGCTGTCGGTGCCGCTCAATGGGCATTGGGGCTGGCAGCGAATCTTGAGCGAACGCAGATGCAGTTTGGCGTGCTCATCGGCAACGCTCAACAGGCGTCGTCGATCCTCGGCCAGTTGCGGCAATTCGACATCGTGTCGCCGCTCGGGCTGGAAACGCTGCTGAATGGCACCAAGACGATGCTTCAATTTGGCGTGGCTACGCAGCAGGTTGTGCCAATCGTCAAGATGCTTGGCGACGTCTCAATGGGCAACGCGGATCAGTTTTCGCGGTTGTCGCTTGTCATGGGTCAAGTCGCGGCGGCCAGTAAGCTTACCGGACAAGACCTGCTCCAGTTCGTCAATGCGGGATGGAATCCACTACAGCAAATTGCACAGCGTACTGGCGAAACAATGTCGCAGGTGCGCGAGCGTATGTCCGCGGGAGCGGTTAGCTTCGACGAGGTGCGTCAAGCATTGGTCGACGCGACATCGGCAGGCGGTCGATTCGCTGGCATGATTGAG